GGATATTGCACATTATGCCAGTATTACGGGCGAATATGCAACAATAGATTTAACTTCTGCTTCCGACACAATCGGAAAAAGATGGTTAGATATCTTGCCGTCTGGTGTGCGTGATTTCATGATTGCAACCCGCGATCATGAAGGCATGCTCCCTAATGGAGAAATGCATCTGTTACAAACAGCCGCTGGAAACGGCTGTGGATGGACCTTTCCATTCGAAACCCTTCTCTTCTGGTGTATTTGCGCAAGCGTATACGTCGTAGATTTCGGGTATGAACCGCAAGTCAACACACTTCGTAATACAATACGTGTGTATGGCGATGACATTATCGTTATTAACGATTATGCCGAGCGTGTCCTGGAAGTTCTGAGAGCCTTTGGATTTATTCCTAATGGATCGAAGAGTTTCTATTCCGGCCACTTTCGCGAATCATGCGGAGGTGATTTCTTTAATGGGACTAATATGAGGCCATTTTATGCGTCAGGTATCCCAAAAAAATCTGCCAAGTTGGTATTCATTTATCAACGGCATTTACCGTACTTGTTACATTAACAATGGTAATGCTTGGCGGGCTCCTTTTTATCGGGAGCTCTGGTTACGGCTTATTAAAAGCGTACCAGGACGTGTCTTATTCGGACCGCCGGTCCTCGGAGATGCAGTCGTCAACTGCATCGACCCCGAATCGGAATTCGGAGAAGACACCTATTCTTATACACGTAGGAGAAGAATGATCAAAGGCCTTGTACCATGTAATACTGGTGAAAAGGTCTCTGTCTATTCGAAAGCCCGCATGTATAAGCTGTGTCATGACAGGAAGTTTCTTGCTTACTGTCATGAGTCTCTGAGGAAAACCTCAGGAACAACAGCTGCCCGATTAGGTTTGTTGGGCCCTGAAAAAGCTGTTTGCAGAACCATAGTGAGAGATCGCAACGCGGTTTCTTATTATGTAAAAAACCTCGACTTATATCCACAACCATTCATGGAAGGGGATACGGATTCGTTATTCGCTTGTTTGTCGAACAACAGGATCTCCCAACTGTCGCACCAGGATATCAAACTCCTTCGTGCCACAGACGTCTACGAGCGCCATCAGGCAATCGTAGGTAGTACGGGTTTCATCCACACGCTTAGGGCTTACGCTCAAAGTCGCATGGATGTTGAATCACAGCAACGCGAGAAAATCCGCAAGCTTACTGATTCAGTCCTGCATGATATGATGCGTTGATTAACATCATATCGTAG